AAGAGGTGTATATGAAACTCGTAACAAGCCATATTGGAAAGGTGTAGCATTAATCACAAACTTAACATGAAGCTTACCTCGTAGGAAAGCATAATTATTGAGTTTGCGAGAAACAGCTGCATTACTCATAAACAATTGCCAAGGAGTAATGGTTTTAAGAGGACCAATAACATCAGTCGTTGTCCAAGTAGTTGTATCAATAACAACTGGACGTGCCAGAAATTGTGATAGTCCTACTTCAGAAGTACTGTCAACTTCTGCAATAGGATTCACAGATGGAGGCATCATGTACATTTCTCCAGCTGTTGCATCATTGAAGGTAACAGTAGTTTCAGAGGGATTGGTATCATCATTAGATTCTTCTCCCTGAAGTGTAATAAGAGACTTGATACTCGTATAATAGGCGCTCTCGTGCCTATTAATGAGGGAAATACTTTCGGTGATTTCCTCAACACTTGTTTTGTTTATCTTATTTATACTTTTCTGTGACTATATATACGTTGCAATGAGCTGCCAAGCACATTACAACGGGATGGAACGTTTTCTAACTACCCTCCGACGCCTTCCAAAACCTTTTTACAAGGAGGTCCCAACCAGGAAGGGTGGATTCTGCCACATAGTGACAGAAGGGTTCGCGCTGTAAAATCTCCTTAAAGAAGCGATGGTGTTTCTCAAACACCTCTCTTCCATAGAAGAAATACTCACTGTTCGCGCTGCTGATCACTGCAACCATCTGAGCTTCTGGACTCAGAGTGGATGAAGGGACCCACACTGTGAGTGATTTATGGATAGATTCCTCCTCCAATGGACACAAATGTGCCCCAACTTCTTCATCGTATCTCCATGATCTCTTTAGGAAAGAGCACTCAGAGATGTTGATGAACGGTTTGGTTTCAGCTTCTTTGTCTGCCATAGTGTATTGAACACCAATAGTAGACAAAGTGCGTTGAATGGCTGTGTGATTAAACCAATCACAAGAACGAGACACACCCATGATGTTATCGTCTCCATATGTGAACAGATTGACGTTCTGCTTAAAACTGAAGCAATTCTGTTCTGGGTTAGCGAGCGTGTATGCATAACGCATATAGATACTGTTAACCAGTGAGTTGATGATAACTGTCAAAGGGTGCCCCGAGGGGTTTGTACCAAAGAATTCTACCACATCCCCATTGACGTTAACCAATGGAAACGCAGTGTCCTCAGCGATGCATTGCAATTCAAGCAGTTCCGATTCAGCAAATCCTGCTTCACGGTAAAGTGCTATGAGCACATCAAATGCACTCAACACAAAGCGTGCAATCATTCGTTTGTCGAACTTGCTGTAATCACCTGCAACAATGCGATCTTCGCCATGGGCAACGAGATACTCTCTGATGTCACCCCATGCAGTTGATTGCGCTACTGTGCCAGGTCCAGCCTCAAACACAAAAGAATTCTGTTGTATAAGACGGACCATTGACAGGTAACGAGACCGTACTGCAAGGCACCATGCTACAGGTGCACCCGTGAACAAACGTGTCTTTTGAGCCTTATGTTTGGCAAATGTAACAGGTTCATCCTTGAGATGACCCATAAACACAGGATTCACTCGCTCACCGCGAGCGTACGCTGACAATATGTCATCGTACATCTCCCAAACAATTGGATCAAAATCCACTCCGTCTGGGTATCGCTCACTTGGTGCTGCCTTGAGATAAGCCTTCTTGGTAGTGTTAAACGGACTTCCCATCGACGTATTGACATTGATCCTATCAATGAACTTAACGCCTGGAATACCGTTTAGGGAAGCTGCTTTGGAGAGAAAAACAAGTTCTCTCTTCCAATCATCGCCGTGCTTATCTGTCAGGGCTGCCAATATATCCTGAGTAAAGGATTGTGTGCAATGCAAAAGCACTTGCGTGTCAATAGCATGGTT